TTATCCACCATATAGCTGACAGCTCCGTTATAAATGCCTATTTTCCCATCAGCTGATATATAAAAGTCATAACAGCCACCACCATTACGCTTCTTGATTAATCTGACTCCTGGCGGCGAGGGTGTCCAATCCGGCAACGCCCCCTTCCAGACAAGGGTGAAATTCCCCGTGCCGAAATCTATGTTATCATTATCGGCAACCCTTATGCCACTTGAACCCGAAGAGGCGTAGGTCATCTGCACAAAAGGGTCATCCGAGGTGTCGTGATGGATATAGCCTACCGCGGTCTTACTGGCGGAATCGGTAACAATCGCCTTACAGCCGTCATATTCCGCAATGTCTGTTCCCGAATCGACAAATGCCATGCCGTCGGATGTTTCGACAATGCCCGATGCCCCCGAAACAGTGTTAACCAGCATTGTCTGGCCGCTGATTATCGGATCGCGCCAGCGGAACCGGAGTGACCCGCCCAACAACGTCGTGTTGAAAAACGTCTTGAACGTGGCAAGTTCAGCCGCAGTGACGATAATGCTCCCCGATACAGGCCGTGGCCCCGCCGTTCCCCTTCGCCTAACCTTTGCCGGGCCGAAGTCCATGGACGTACGCAACAGGACATCAGCGGGAGATTCGGAATAGCTCTTTATCAGGAGCCTTTGAGGAAGGGACGCTGGCCATACGGGTATAGACATGTTATCTCCCTGTCAGTATCGGCCTTGCCCCATAGCCCTTACGGAGAGCCTTACTGGAGCTTGAGCCATGCTTATTCAGATTCTTCGCAACGAGGTTATCTACAGTCACGATCAGGTCAATACCGCCGTTGCCATTGGACTGTGACTGTTGCGACACGTCGGAATTGTTGTTGTTGTTGATGATGACGTTGACTGACGGGGCGCCGGAGCCTGACCCCTGCCTGGTACCACCGCCGGAGGATGAACCGCCTGTTGCCGCCACAACGGACCCACTTCGATTCCCCATCATCAGAAATTGCCGATTGCCGATGTTGAGGAGTTCGGGGAGTCCGGTTTCGTTGACCTCGTACATTTTGCCAGGAGAGACCGAGCCGCCGCCTGCACGACCGCCGCCAAAGAAGCCTGACAAAAAGCCGCTTACGCCCGTTCCCATGCCTTCAAAGAGGCCTTTCGTGATGTTCTGGTAGACCATCATCTGTATCAGGTCGGATATGATTGATTCGGCCATGTCCGAAAAAGAACCGGCGCCCTTTACGGCAAAATCCGCTATCGCCTTCGCGCTGTCCTTGCCCCAACCTTCTATCGCGTCTTTCAACTCCTTAAACTGATCCTTCCCGTCCTCCGCAACCTTTTCCATTTCCCCAGCCATCTTGGCCATATACAGGGTGTATTCCTCAATGCTGAGGCTCCCTTCGACCAACAGGGCGTTGGCAGTGGCAATCTTGTCCTGATAATCCTGGTACGGAGACCTGATGTCCTCAAGGATCTGCTTCAGCTCATTTTTCTTTTCGATGTCGGCGAGGGTCGCTGATGCGGCCGCAATCTGTTCGGCCGTTGCGTCCTTGAGTGCGAGCTTGTAGAGTGTGACCTGAGCCTCGGTCATGCCGATGGTGGCCGCCTGCTCTTTCAGTCCCTCGATAGTTTTCTCGTTCTCCTCCCAGTTCTTGATGATCTCTTTTTCGGCCTCGTTCATCTGCGTGAGGCTGTCGATCTCGGCGGCAAGGTCAACAAGGCGCTTCTTTTGGCTTGCATCCAGATTCTTGTACTTGCCTTCCGTGACTTCCCACAGCATTTTCTCTTCCCGGGTGACATCGCCTACCGCCGCGGCCTCCCGCTGAAGGTTGAGGATCTCGGCCTCTGCCTTCTCGGCCAGCTTTTCCTCGTCGGTCTTGCCTTTCTTTTTGTCCTTCTCTCCGCCGGTAGCGGTTCTCTGCCTGCCGGGCGGAAAATAGTTGACTGCATCTGACTCTGCCCCTTTCCTGACGGCCGCAAGTTTGGCCTCAAGCTCTGCGATCTCCTTGTCTATCGGTATCTGGTAGTGCGGCAATATTGCCCCTGCACGTTTCTGCTGGAGCTTGGCTATCCTGTTCTGTAGCCTTTTCTCCTCGGTATCGTTTTCGGACAGCCACTTCTTCAGGTCATCCGGCCCCATCGTGGCAAAGTCCATAAACCCGAGGTCGCCTTTCCTGACGGCGGCCCATCCCTGAAGAGATTGACCGATATTGCCAATCGCTCGTGCGGCCTTCCCGGCAAGAGCAATGATCTCCGTGAACAGTTCGATGATACCCGGCTTGTTCTTCTCGATGGTGTCCGCCAGCTTCATGATCTCTTCGGCCACCGACTTGGTACCCTCCGCGCTCTTGTTCGAATCGGACAGGAGCCGCCCGAAAACGGTCTTAAGATTGGTCATGGCCTGGTCAATGGTGGGTTCCATCTTTTTAAATTCATTGTCGATGGTATCCGTGGCCGCCGTGAACGCCTTCATCATAGTTTCAGAGGTGATCTTTCCCTCTTTTGCCATTTCCCGGAGCTGTCCAATATCGACCTTGAGGTAATCGGCCAGCATTTTTGCGATCCGGCTGCCATTCTCCATAATGGAGTTAAATTCTTCACCCCGGAGTACGCCGGAAGCCATGCCCTGTGATAACTGGACAATCGCGTTCTTCGCCTCTTCCTGCGTTGCGCCCGAGATAATCATTGCCTTGTTGAGCGTTTCCGTTACCCTCAATAATTCTGATTGACTTGTCCCGAGCGTTTCCGTGGCTTTTGCGAACCGGGAATACAGGTCAACGGATGACTCGTAGGATGAGAAGGACCGGAGAGATTGCTGGTAGAGAGCGTCCTGAACATACTTCAGCTCGTCGGCCGACCCGGTGACGAGCTTTAGCTTGTTATCCATCAACGTGTAGGTGTCTGCTATGGTCATGAGCTGCTTGACCATGTAGACGCTCCCCACGGCCCCGGCCATCTTCACAATGGACAGGCTCGTCAGGTCGAAGGACTTCTTCGCCTTGTCCATGCTCTGCTGCATGGCGGCGCCCGAGTTCTTGACGGCATCACGCGCCTTGTGCATATCGGACTGGAACTGTGCCCAACCCGCTGACATTTCGGCTCGTAATGCTCCAATGGGTTCAGCCATACTACGCCCTCTTCTTCGGGATAATGCCCGCAAGGGCCATCTTCAGGCCCCCCATGTCCTTCTTTTCCGGCTTTGTCTTACTCAACAATTTGTCCAGTTTCGGCAATTTCTTTGCCCTCGTCATGGCTGCCAGCGTCCAGATGCGCGTCGTCGTCTCGTCGTTCATGGCGACAACGGCCTTCCCCGTCAGGTAGGGCGTCAGGTTCCAGAACTCAGCCGGGTTCACCCCCGCCGCAACAGCCGCTTTATAAGCCTTGACAACCCATCCGCCAGGCGGTTTTTTTTTACCTCTGTCCGGGCTTCCGTTTTCGGCACCGTCTCGGCCCCGAAGTAGGCCCATTGTATCGCCTCCCTGACGGCAACACAGAGTGGCATCAGCGGAGGCGACAATTCCATGATCCGTTCGGGCGTCATGTCGGGGTGTCGGTCCCTGAGTCCGGCAGCGGTCACTTTCGCCAGTACTTCGGGCTTGAACAGGTTTGGATTGTCGCCATAGTCTGCTTCTATCTCGGCCAGGGCCCGCCACGTAAAGCGCATGACGTAGCCCTGACCGTTAATATCTACCGTACGCTCGCCGGTTATCCTGTTCATAATCCCTCTTACGCCGCCGGGGTCGTCGTCACCGCCCCGGTGATCTCAATGGTGATGGAACCCGCCACCTTGTTGTCAACCCCGCCGGAGGTTGCGAACCCGAGGACGTAGCCGGCGAAAGTCTGCGTGCTGCCGTCTTCGTAGGTGACTCTGAAGTTCTTCTCCGCCTGCTCTGCTCTGGCGGTCGCAACCGCTTGCTGACCGGCGTCCGTGGGTATCCAGTTGATCGATAGGGTAAACTGTCCTTCATCGGGCAGGCCCGGTTTTTTGTGCTTGGCGGTGGCTGTGAGATAAGTCATGTCGATGACCTGAGCTGTTCCGCTCGGGCCGTCCCAATCCGTCACCTCTGCGATCTCCGTCCATGCAACGGGTGTGGCCTTGGCCGCCGTGCCAACGATAGTTTTTCCGGTGGTGTCGATGTCAACGGCAAACGTGTTGGTCGTCACGTTTTTAACCACACATACCTTGTCGTTGAGTGTCGCCGCGCCAGCGCCGGTAAACGCCGCAAGTGTCACGACATCGCCGTTAGAAAGGCCGTGAGCGGCGGCGGTCAGGATAGTGGGATTGCCGAGGGCCATTGCCGTAATAGTTACGGCCCCTCCTGAACCCGTGGCCATTTCAAGCACTGTTCCCTGAGAAACCAAT